ATTACCAGATGTAATAGCGTAATAACAAGTATTACCATCACCTATAGCAGCAAATGTTTGGAAACCTGTGACTGCACCTGCAAGCGTAACTGTACCTGTGCCTGTAGTGGTTGTGGTCTCTTGAACCCTATCCTTAACGACTAATGCCATTATTTATCCTTACGCTAATGTAACTGATAAGTTTCCAGTTGTAATCTTGAAGATGTCACCAGAGTCGATTGTTTTAGATGTGTCGAGTGGTGTGTGGAATAATAAGTTACCAGATGTTGAAGCATCATGTATGCCTATGTGTGTTACAGTTCCCCATGAAGCAGTCGCTGTTGGGAATGTTACGTCAGCAGAGTTTGTAGATACACCATTAGATGGCGCACCCATTGTAACTGCTGTTCTTGCATATGAACCACCTGATACTTCTGTACCAGAATCAGCATCTGTTGGGTCACTCACATATAGTGAGACATAGACTGTTGCAGGTGATGTGTATGTTGTGTTACGGAGAACTGCATTGATAAGTGCGTTCTCTAAAAAATTACTAAATTCAGCCATAATATTTCCTTATGAAGTTGTTACGTTTAATCTTGCACTTGAGAATGTTGCTCCCTTGTCGTTTTCTCTAATGTTTGCAATTGCTCTGTCATACAGACTAGACCATACTGGTAATCTTTCATCGTTCATTAAGTAAGGTGCTGACTCTGCTAGAGTTGCATACAATAAAGCATCAGGGAAATATGCTAGGTAGAGATTACTTGCTGTTGATGCACTAATAAAATCAGGTTTAGCATAATAAAGTATTTGAACAGTTTGTGTTCCATCAGGCACAGGTGCAAATTGAAACTCAGCACCGAGCATGGTAAAGTATTCAGGTACTCCTGATGTATGGGTTACACCATTTCTAAAGAATTTGTCTGGTGTTTGAAATTCTAATGTATATACCGGTGAGCCTTGTATGTGTATTTCTCTTAACTCTAAGAAGTCAGCAGGAAATGCAATGTTCTTATCACCAGCCACAGTGTCGGCAGTAGCTACTTTTAACATCTCTTGCACTCTTAAGTCACGAGAGATACGTTCTTGTGCTAACTCAATAAAGTCAGGGATAACTGCTGTTAAGTCTGAGCGAGCAAGATAATTCTCTACTGTCGTCACGAATGACGTATAGTTAGTAAAAGCCATTTAGGAATCCTTAAATAGTGATTGTGTCTATGATTTCTTTCCAGGACTTGTCGTCTTGGTATTTTAAGCTCATATGTCGATACCAGGGCATACTCGGTTGAGCATAGCGCCATTGATGGTATTTAGGGACTAAACAGATAGTTTTGACACCGAGAGCTGCTGCACAATGTTGTGCTGTCGTATTGACACCAACAACTGCATCTAATTCTGCTATTAACGCTGCTGTGTCATCGTAGTCTTTTGATTGCGTGGCAAATGGAAAATACTTAACCCCCTCTATCTTCTCATCTACCTCGTAATCTAATGAAATTAAAATCAAATCTTTACGATTCAATAATGATTGTATATCATCTTTTGTGAGCTTGCGACCTTTTTTATTGGTATGTTTTAAGCCACCATGTGTGGTAATGCCTATAACTTTCTTACCCCAACTGTCGAATAGTGAGCGCCACATTTGTCTACGCTCTGGGTCTGCAACTAAATATGTTTCACGAGGAAAGTCTTTAGAGTCATGTCTAAAGAACTCAGGTAAGCCACCTATGCCACAACGATGGTCAAATGTCTTATCTGCTAACCATTCAGGATGTTCTTCTTGTCTTGTTCCGTGAACCTCCGCCTCAGGAAAGCTCCGTCTAAATAAACCTTCGAGCTTGGGGTCACAATCGATATAGACTTGTTTACTAATAGCGATAGCATCAGGTATGCAACTACCATAAAAGATTTCATCGCCTAACCCTTGTTCTCCATAAATAATAATGTCTTTGCCTGCTTCGCCATCCCAACGTGTTTCATCACCATAGTGCCATTCTTTTCTAAACTTACTACCGAGTGATAAGCCCCATTGTTTCCAACCATCTTTCCATTGACCTTGAGCCAGGTAAGCATGAGATAAGTTCATCTGTGCGTTCTTATCGTTAGGGTCAGTCTCTAATGCAAGTTTGCAGACATCTTCTGCTGCTTTCCATTCTGACATCTGTACAAAGCTAGCTGCTGCATTGCTATATGCTAATGCGTATCCATTGTCTAACTCTGCTGACTTTAGGAAGCATTTAACAGCTTCATCGTAGTTATCAAGCTCATGGTAAGCACGACCTAATGATGTCCATAAGGCTTTATTGCTTGGGCTTTCTTGTAATGCACGTCTAAAGTATTGATAAGCTAATGCCGGTTGGTCACCCATTAAATGGATATAACCCATAAAGTTTAATGTGGCATCGTTATCAGGGTAATGCTCTAACACCTCGTTGATTAGAGGTAATGCTTGTGAGTATTGTTCACGATTGATTAAGTCGTGTATAGCTAATTGTATCTTTTGTAACTCTTGTTTATCCATGGTTCTTTGTTGTTGTTTTGAGCCAAGGATAGTTTTCGTTAATCTCTTTGAGTAATTCTTTTGTTTGGTCTTTATTGTATATGTCTATGCCTTTTTCCTTGAGTTTCATCTCAACGACTGGTGGGATACTTGCATAGTGTACCCATGATTCTTTAACACCTTTATTCCAAACCTCAGGATTGTTTCTTACTTCCTTTAGTTTATCAATCAGTGCTGTTGTGTCTTGTACGCTGTGAATTAAATGTTCGTCCTTAACAGGGTCATAATCATAATATTGCATTACACCTGTTATGGGGTCTTTATCGAATAATATAGCCATAATAGATAAGGGGTAGTTTCCTACCCCCTATTATATATCAATGTTGATTAAACACCAACACCTTGAACTTTAGCATGAGCATCTGGGTTATTAACCACTAATGCGTATTCTGCTGTCATCAAGTATTTAGTAGAGTCACCAGTTTTAGCTAGTTCTTCTTTTGTGATTGGTCTTAATGATGCAACACCAACGTAAGCTGGGTCAACACATAAAACTGCTTCATCACGCATGAATCTGTCTAATTTAACTGTGTGATTACCATAGTCAGAAACATAAACGTCAGCTGCTGCTGTAATGATAGCTTCTGAAGTACCATTTACCATGTGACGTTTTTCAGCGATACCAGCAAATGCTGAGAATAGCTTTTTGTTTTTAGAAGACATAAGAATAGTTGTTGGCTCACCACCATCTAACCATGCTGCTTCTAAAGCTGACTTAAGGTCTGCTTCAACAAAAGTACCTGCTGTACCATCTGTTGGAGCTGCTACAACACCTGCTGCAAAGCCTGGTGTAGTTGCTGTTGTGTTACCTGTTGCGATAATTCTGTTACCAGAAATCCATGACTCTAAACCTGCTGATGTACGAGCTGTACCTGCGCCACCTGCTGATGATGCTTGGTTACGTACTAAAGCATATTCCATGTCACGTTTAAGTTCTTTACCAGCTTTCATTAACTGATAAGCAACTTCTGATTTACGACCATACTTTTTAACAACATCGTATGTATTAGAGATGTTTACAGTTTTACGAGAAATCTGTGTGTAGTTACCTAATACTGTTGTTGCTGCTAATGTAGCATATGATGCGTCATCACCTTCAATTTGAGCGTTACCAGCTGCTGCTGCTAAAGCGTCTGTTTGCCATTGGTGATATGTTTGACCTGCGGTCATTTTCTTTGCCATAGAAAGCAAAGGTGTTTCTTCAGGTGAAATATCGTAGATTACGTCTTCAAAAGACTCAGCGATACCTGCACCGGTATAACTATTGGTTGCTGAAACTGCCATGATTAAAACTCCTTTAAATCATTTGTTCGATTAATTTAGAAGCTAATTCAGAACTACCAGATTTGCGTAATTGTTCACGCATTTTCTTAGCGTTAGAGTTAGCTGCGACTTTCGGGTCTTTCGCACCTGGTTTCACTACAGGTTTGGCACTAGCGACCTTCTTCTTAACTAATGGCTTCTTGTTTTGTGATTTGCGCCATTGCATAGCATCGTGCAAAACTTTAACGTGTCTTGGGTCAACGATAGCGTTTAGTTCATCATCAGTAAATCCATACTCTTTGCCGGTGGTGACAACTGCTTGGGTAGTCTCAGGACTCCAATTAGGTATCTCCTTAGCAAGGACTTCTTTACCTTTTCTGATGCGTTCAGCTAGTGACTCTTGGTGTTTTGCTAATGCGTTCTGCCTCTTGGCTTCAAATTGTGAAACTGCATCGTTACGTTGCTGCTGTAACTGATTGTATGCCATATATTGCTTTTGTGCCTCAACGAAATCACTATCAGTCAACTTCTGCCAATCCACGTTAGCATACTGGCTTAGTTGCTGGTCTAGTGCCGTTATTTTCGCTACATCTTCAATCAACAAGTTGTTTAATTGAGCTTGCTCGGCAAACTGTTGTTCTTGCGTTTTGAGCTGTTGCTCTAACGTTTCTAACTGTTTACGTTGCTCGGCTACTTCTTGTGTTTTTTTAGTGTAGTCGAGTCCTTGTTGTGCTAATGCCACGACTTCGTCAAGCGGTTTCTCGAGTTCCTCACCATTAACTTTCAGCTTAACAGTCTCTAAAGTTTGCTCTTCCGAGTCTTCTTCAACGTCATCTTCTGTTTCAGGTTCGTCTTCTTCGGTTTCTTCTACTTCTTCTTCAACGTCAGTAGGTTCTTCAGCTTCGTCTACAACTTCTTCTTCAACTAACTGTTCTTCCTCAACCTCTTGTGGTTCTTCTTGAATAGGCTCTTGTACAGCTTCTTCTTGAATATCACCAAGCATCGCCTCTAAGCGACTCTGTGGTGACTGCTCTATAGCTTGGTCACTCATTTTACTTCCTTCTTCTAGTTAATAAACTATTTAACGTTATCACTAACCTGTATCTTAGCCATCTTGCCTGTCTGCATGATGTCAGTTAATGCACGTTCAATTTGGTTTAATGTTTGTAGAGCAATAACTAATCTGTTGTGAGTTACATCATCACTTAACGGACTGTTTTGCATTGCGTCTATAATATTAGTTTTGACTCTGGTAAAGGCTTCTTGATATACCGCACTGCTTAATATCTTTTCTGCTTCACCACCCTTGGTTATTTCTTCGTATGCTTTATCTTTCATTACATTCCTGTTTGAGCTTTAAGTTGTGCGATTGCCATATCTGTTTCTGCTTTTAATTGTGCTTTGAAACGTTCTAGTTCGGCTTGTGCTGCTATCTTCTCACGTTCAATGATGATGTCATTCTGTGAACGTAACTGCTCTTGTTCCATGTCTGCTTGATTCTTCTGTGCTTCTAACTGCATATCAGCTTGTGCTTTTTGTTGTTCAATAGCTAGCTGACCTTGAATCAATGCGTCTTGTGGATTAGGTTGTTCTGGTTTTGGTGGTTGGTTAGCAGGGTTAGTCCAGAACTCATCTGGGTTCTTAAAGCCAGCGTTCTGAGTCAATTTAGCTAATGCGTTGTAAATCTTTTCAGGATTAGTTAAACCAACCTGTAATGCTTTCTCTTGTAATTGTAGGATAGCGTTGATGTGCATAAGCTGTTGGTCTTTGTTACCTGCACCTAAGCCTACAGAGATAGATAAGTCTTTACGATTCTTCCATTCTCTTGGGTCAACGTTTACCCATTGGTTACGAATACGAACAATGTCAGGTTTAGTAAGGTTTTGTCTGATTAGCCTATGTACTAACATGAATAAGTCTTTAACACCGGTCTCAGCAAATGTTCTAGCTACTAGCTCTAATCGTTGTTGAGCTGCTGACATAATCTGTGATACACCAGATGCTGTTTTATTTAAGCTGTTGCTGTCTAAGCCTTGGTTGTATGCAGTAATCCCTGTACGCTTCTCTTTCATGTTATCCATGTATTCAACCATGTTGAAAGATGTTGCAGGGAATGGTGCGTGTTGTAATGGCATTACAGCGCTACCTGGTTCACCTTGTACACGAACAATACCACCTGGTCTTGAGGTTAGCATATCGTCTAGGTTTACTCTGTCTGATATAGCATAACGACCATTGTTAGATAGATACATATTATCTAACTGACCACGAATAAGTGTAGACTTAATTTGTTGTATGTCTTTAGTTAAGTCTGTATAGGAACGACCAACGTGTCTATGTGGCATGAGCATAGGAGAGATACACGCAAAAGGCACGTGGTCGCATGATTCATCTTTGTAAACGATTCTATTGCCAATCACAACATAGCGATGGCGCTCACCATTTACTTTTAAGTAAGTGTCTCTAACAAGAACTTCTGATGTGTCTACAGCTCTATCATATTGTTCTGAGTAAATATCACGAGCATTGGATTCAATCTCAAACTCATCTTGTTCTGCCATGATGTCTGTGATTTCATCTTCTTCTATATCAAATATTGCTGCTACTTCTGCCGGTGACATGAGTTCACGATGTTGAACGAATCGTGCTGTATTAAGGTTTGTACCATCAGCATCTACAGATACCATAATGTTTTCAGGTGCTACGTTCTTGATACAAATCTTACCTGTCATCTCTGTAATACGAATCTTAACGTTATGTAGCATAGGTTGCATAAACGCTTGTTGAGTTTGCATATCTATCTCAACACCTTCACCATTCAATGGTGTAACGTCTGGACCTTCTGTCACCATAGGAGGTGTCATAGGCATAGGTTGTACAGATGGGTCAGGATAGGCTTCGTGTTCTAGTATCTCAACGTTATCATCTGATGCCAACATATCTAACTGTTCATCTGTTAGACCTTCGTATTCTTCTTCTTCTGCTTCTTCGTATTCTTCGTGATATACCTTAACGTATCCGTTTTTAGAGAGTAGTGCATCTTTAAACCATACATAGAATATCTCGAACCCATTGTTCTTTTCCATCACAATGTGGTTAACGTAATCTGTTTCTTGTTCAGCAGCTGCTTGGTCTTCTGGACCTTTAGGCTCAAATGCTACAACTTCATCACCAGATACAAATGGTTTTAGTAATTGTGGTAATGCAGACTCAATCGTGTCTTGAACGTCATAAGAGACTACTTGAGAACGACCTTCTACTTCATTACCAAATGGTTCACCCAAATAGTAGTTGATAGCTTCAGCACGTTCTGCTGATAGAGATGAGTCGTTGATGCCGTAAGCAATCTGTTCCTCATTATCTATCTTACTGAGTAATTCTTCGTCTGTGAATTTTTCCATTAAACAATTCCTAAGTTGCTGTATTGTATCTCTCTGTTCTGCCATGTTTCATTGGACAGTTTGTCAGCAGAGACACATAAGTATCTAAATGCGTCAGCACCATGAGAGTATTCGTCATGCAATGGTGCGCCTGGTTCATTCGTTGATGCACTAATAGAACGTCTGTAGTGTTTAAGACACTCTACTAAACGCTCTGTTGATTTATCAAAGTAGCAGCGATGGAAGTTAATCCGTGCTAGTTTAATTCCTGATTCAACATCTAATCTTGGAACGATACGTACATCCCAATCATGTCGTCTCATTATTTCTTCTGCTGATGTGCCATACTTAAAGTCTTTGGTCTGACCATCATGTGGTAAATACATCTGACCCCAGTTGTAAGGTAAGTTCTTTAGTTCAGCAGAGTAGCTATCTAAAGTTCTATGGTCATCTTCTATGTATTTAATAATACGTAAGTCTGATACACCTTTTTGCACTAGGATAACTGACATACTGTCGTTCCATCCTAAGTCCATTACGATATGAACCTTTAGTGCAGGGTCATAAGGTACGTTGGTAATACGACTATTCTCTTGTGCATCTCTTATCTCGTTAGCATAGATAGCACCATCAACTGCTGTCTTACATTCACCTTCCCAGATGTTATCGTAATCATCTGATGTAGCTTTACTGTGTAATCGTTCTGCGTTTAGTACAGCAGGAAACCATGGATTGTCTGACCAGTTGACCTTCATCACTTTAGCGTTATCTGGTGTATCTATTACAAATCTTTTGTATGTATCGTCTGAATCCAGGTCAGGGTTAAATGATACCCATATTTCACTGTCAGGTTTACGTATCGTAGGAATAAGAATATCCCATGACTTCTTACTAACTGTTTGTGCTTCCTCTACCCATACTCTATCAACACCTTCGTATGATTTAATAGATTCTACTGTATTGTTAGCAAGACCGGTAAAGCTAAACTTAGTGCCGTTCTTACCTCGTATTTCATTCTCTAGTATTTCGTAGAATGAACCTAACCCAAGTGATTGTATTTGGTCTGATAGCAGTTGGTGAACAGATTGTTTAATAGAGCGCTGTACTTCCCTAGCACATAATATACGTAGTGGCTCATGTAACCTAGCACCTTGTATTAATAACTCTCTAGCAATACCCCAAGACTTACCGCTTCCTCGTCCACCATATAAGACTTTGTATCTAAATGGCTCTGATAAGAAGGATAACTTCTCAGGAAACTCTGCTTCAATCTGTAGAGTCTGGTTTGACATATTTAACTGTAATACCTAAAGGTAAATCGCTACCATCTATTCCTGATAGTTCTGTAGTAGCAACAGACTTACCATCTATTCTGTCACCTATTTCTCGCATTGCAGCTAAATCGCCATCTTCTGCTTTTTCAAATAGCTTATTAACAATTCTACCCATACGTTCTGGGTTCTGTACGGCATGTCTCTTGATTGAACTTGCCCACATCCTATTGTCTTTACTAGCGTTTTTGTTTCCTTCAGGCGCACCTGCTCCTTCTCTTTTACCGCCGTGTGTGTTTGTTATTTGTTTGTCTTCATGTTCCATTACAACTCCATTTAGGTTGGTTGTTTTAAGTTATTGTATGTTTGCCACCACTCGTCTGCATAATCACAATCTTTGTAATCAGCAAAGCATGGTGTTCCTATTGTAAAATGCACTAGATTAGCATCTGGATTGTAATCGTATTCACCTACTAACCAATTCCATGACTTAGGTATTTCACCAATTAAGTCTATAAACTCATTGTCTAGCCATTTAAATCTATGCAGCTCTTTACCTGTAGAGTTCATTATCATCTCAGGTGTTAGCTGTTTGTTCTTAAAGTGTTCACAATTCCAGACCATAACACTCGACCAGTTCTTTCTAGGATAGTCTTCGTTCTTGTTCCCTAGGTATTTAATAGGGTGTTTAGTCTTGTAGTCGTGTTTCACGACTGATACTGCTGCTAATGGGTCTATTGTATCCATTAACTCTTTGATGTCTGTACGGCATAGCATATCACCATCTACAAACAACGCATAGCCTTTATAATCACATAGGTAGGGTACTAAGAACCTAGAGTATATAAATGCGTTAGAGCCGTCTTTATGTGTCTCTGTGTAGCCTTTTAATGTATTTAGAGCTAATGGGGTAAAGCTCACTGGGATAGTAGCTTTCTCTATTACACTCTGACAGAATACATGATAGGCAATTGGTTCTACTTCACCATCAAATCCTACGAATATTTTGAGCATCTATCTATTATCTCTGTTCTTTGCTCATCCGTCAACTTAGTCCAGTTCATTATCTCTGATACTGTTCTCTTACAACTAATACACTTATCGTCTATAACATGACATTCATAAGTGCATGGGCTTAGCACTTCCATCTAGCTCTAGCAGCTTTACCTCTTTCTCCTGTCCATCCTGCTGATCTAGCACAGAATGATTTACGTCTTTTAGCATCTTTGCTACCTGGCTTTACTTTACCTGTTACTGGTGCTTTTAAATTGCTACCTGTTGCTTTGTTGTATTTAGCACGACCCTTAGCTGTTAATCCACCACCTGCTTTGACCGATAACTTTTCACCTCGACCAACTGATAGATTAACTTGTTTCTTTGTTGCCACTATCGCATAAACCCTGTATTTGGGTCTTTTAGGAACTGTGACATCT